GCAAGTGACGAAGCTAAGAAGAAAGTATTGGACAGCCTAGTTAGCGATATACGGAGTTCAGCCAAGATGGATGTTGCCAGTGGTGTCACACCAACTTCTACTGTAAGTACGACCTCCAAGATTGATACCTCTAAACTAGATAATCCAGCTAAGGTTAAACTGACACTCGACCAGTTCGATAAATCAGGTAAAAATTACCTAGAAAAAGACGGCTACGTGTACACTCGTGATGCTCAAGGTAAGGCTGGCTATACTACTAAAATCAAGTATGACTATAGCCTTAACAAAGAGGTTATGACCCAACAGAAGAACAACGACGACTTAGCTGGTTGGATGCAAACTGCCCAAGCGCAGGTCGCAAGCATTGATAAACAGCTACAAGATAAGAACTTAGACCCTAAAGAAAAGGTATCACTAGAGAATGACCGACAGGCTATCCTTGACTCTGCTGCTAAATACCAAGGTTACGGTGGGTTCACCAAAGGTTCATCAAGTAAAGGTAAGAAAATCGACTACGCTTCTCAAATATCCGCTTCTAATGAAGACTACATGAAGTACGACACCGCATTACGCAATCTGGTTAAGAAAAGTAAAATTAAGAGGAAGAAGGCAAAAGCATGATCGTTTCAACGTGCATGACACAAATCAACTACGCCTATAGGGGTACTGATGACGATGTACCAGCAGTAGGTACAGACGACTACGACCTATGGTTGGCGACAATTAACCGTAAGAAATCCGAGTGGGCTGGTGACACTAAGCACACTTGGGATTCAATGTTTGAAATACGGTCTATTACACCAGTATTAGCAGGTACACAGAGTTATGACTTAGATGATGACTTTACTAGCCCATCAGATACGATAATCGTTACCAGTGGTGGTAAGGACTACGAGTACACTGTTGTAAAGCCACAAGAGCGAGAGTCAGGTAAACAACAGGTATATATCAGCGGTAATGCACCTAAAGTACTGAACTTTGTTGATACTATTGAAGCCACTAACCCGATTGTCGGTGGAACTATCAAGGTAGCTGGATACTATGAACCTGCCGATGTTACTGGTGATAGCGACGATATATTAGTTGATGACCCATATTGGATTGTTTACTCAGTTGCTTCCGAGTTAGCTTTTAATGACTTGACTTACGAATCAAAGACCCCTGCCCTCAATGCTAAAGCCAACGCTGTCTATGCCGGTATGGTAAGTAACAATAATCGTGGCACTTCAACCTACCCTAGACGAGTCCGTACTAATGTAAATAGGATACCAGGAGTTAGATAATGCCTAAAGGTGTCTACATCAGGACTGAAGCAACTCTCCAAAAGATGAGGGGCCGTATTATCAGTCCCGAACAACGTGCTAAACAAAGTGCGTTTATGAAACAAGCGTGGGCTGATGGTAGGCGTAAAGGACACCCAATGTCAGAGAAAAAAAGGGCAGAAATGTTGGCGTATCATTTAGGCAGTAAACACACCGAGGAACATAGACGCAAGATAAGCGTTGCTAACAAAGGTCTGAAACGGACACCAGAACAGGTGGCTAAGTTTAGTGGTGAGAATCACTATAACTGGAAGGGTGGTATAACCGCACAAAATAAACTAGATAGACAACGTTTCAGATGGGAGTTACAAGGCCAAGTATTTAATCGTGACGACTATACGTGCCAGATATGTGATGAACGCGGTGGTTGGTTGCAGGTAGACCATATTAAGAGTTGGAAAGAATGCCCGGAACTACGATTTGACATAGATAACTGTCGGACACTCTGCATGGCGTGTCACTATTACATAACTTTCAAAAGAAAGATACCGAAAGGTGTTGTTTGGGGTCATAACCTCAAACGGAGGATAACATCATAGTTTACGATATACCATCAGTTCCAAAAAAGAGTAATCGACTACCGATTAACATCCATCAGAACAACTTTGCGAAGGGGTATATTTCCACATTCTCAGATTCTAGGCGACCACGCGACTCATTAAGTGATATGACCAATATGGAACTCGTACAAGATGGGATACCACGCCCTCGACCACCTTTAGTTCTTTATGGTACACAACCTGCCTATCCTGTTATCGGGCGTGGTAGCTACCGCTACAACGGTTCTAGGGGTATGTTATTCATGCTTAACGTCAATGGAACAGGTAAAATATACAAACAGGTAGATGGTGGGGTCTTTACACTAATTGGTGGGGCAAACGCCTATGATGACGTAGCATGGGCTGGCTTTCGACAATCTAAAAACCGTGTTTACGTGTTTAACGGTGTTGACAACCTAACTTACATAGACCTTACCACGAATGCCACAGTAGAATACGTTGCCTTGGCGACTCCTGCCGCACCTACTGGAACAGCCAGCGCTAACCTAACTTCTGGTACTAAACCTTATAATTACTACTATAAAGTAACCGCTAATAACGCTGTCGGTGAGAGTACCGCTTCTGTTGCATCGGCTGCTGTCAATGTCAACTCTATCCGTGAAGACTGGTCGGCTGAAACATCTATCGCTAAAACGGTAGCTGTTACTTGGTCTGCTGTTGCCAATGCCACTTCATACACTATATATGGTGGTGATGACCCTAACTTACTATATGAGATTATTACTTTAACTGGTCTGACTACATTATCCTACACAGATGACGGTTCTATGACTCTCAACCCATTTAAGACTGCTCCTGCGTCTAACTCAACCCAAGGTGCTGTATTTACATGGATGTATGTCGATGCTCGCAACGCCCAAGTTTACGGTATTACAGCTGATAATAAACTATATTACGCTGCACCTGGGACTGGTGACTTTAGTTCCCTAAACGGTGGTGGCTATACTACAATTGATGAAGGTGGCGACACACAACTTAACTTTGTAGACGGATTTAGGACTGGTAAGGGCGACCCTGTTATCACGTGTTCGTCGAGGGGCGCTGCCGGTAAGGGTAAACTAACCCACATTACATTCGATTCAGTAACCTACGGCGACCAAGTTATATTCTATCCTAACGTCATGGAAGCCAACGGACAGTCAGGTACTTACGCACCAAGGGCAACGGTTAAGGCTGGTGACTCATTCTATTACCCTACTGGTGACGCGTTTAAGTCAACTGGTACTTCACAGAACATAATGAACATCCTAACGACTAACTCAATCTCGCAGGTAATTGTGCCTGACGTAGATAGGTTGAGTCTTGGCAGTTTAGATAAGGCTGCTGGTGTTGAATACCAGGATAAGATTTACTTTGCTCTGCCTGTTGGGTCGGACGAAAACAACGAGATATGGATACTAGACAGGGCGAGAAAGAACGCTTGGACGCTACGCTGGACTGTAGCCGCTAAGGATATTTGGTTATATGAAGACAACAACGGTTCGTCGCATCTATGTGTACTTGTTGATAACGAGATACTAGAGTTTACAAGGGCTGGGTCACAAACAACAACAGACAACGGTGTACCATTTAAAACTCGGTGTGCTTTCTCATCATTAGTATGGGATCAAGACGGTCTAGCATTAGGTAACTTAAACAACCAATACTTTAAACTACTACAACCTAGAGGGAACATCGTAGCAAATACTTATGGCTTAACCAAGCGTGGTGCGACTCGTGCAACTGGTTCTGACTCCTATTCTGTAGATGTATCATTTACTGGTATCGGACAGTGGGACTACTCAGGCGACTACTTATACGGTGATGACGTTGGTGCAGTTGACACTTACGCCAAGAGCATAGCTGTGTTGAGAGTACGACCAAAAGGACTGTTAAACCAAGAGGATTGGGAAGTTATTACTGAAGAGGCTGGTTGTGACTACCTACTAAGTGCCGTATCGACTAGAGGAACAGCTAACAACGACCTCATATACCGAGGTATAACATGAACATAGGATATACAACAAGCATAAATAGTTTAATAATAGAAAGCAAAGGAAAATAAAATGGTAGCACTCAGCACAGATGGATTCACCAAGGTAGGAGTAGGTACAGCGACTACATTAGCTGCCCCTGGCCATACGATTGGCAGCACTACAATCAATGTTGTCAGTACATCTAACTGGCCAACTGATACAGGCGTTATATTCGCCATGGACGCAACCACACTTGTTAACGGAGTTGAGACTCGAACGGCAGGTACTTATACTGAATGGGAAGGTGTGGTAACTGGCGCAACCACAATAGGGTCACTTATTCTACGAGAAGGCACAGACCAAAACTATGCTGCCGGTACAGCCACTAGAGTTTACATACCTGTTGCAAGTTCACAAGTTAATCGTCAAGTCGATACATTACTAGCGGAACACAAACAGTCTGGTGAACACTCCGATGTCAATGCCGATAGCGTAACGACAACCGACCTAACTGCTACTAACTCTACTCTAACCAATGCTACTATTACTAACCCGACATTTACTAATGCGCCTGATGTACCAGACAGCGTAGACCCAGTAGTAAGAATGTCTGAGATACTGTTCGACCATATCGCCTCTGGTTGTGTCTGGACGGCTGACGCTGCTGGTTCGACTCGACTGGCTTCTATGACATCGGGCGTATGTTACATTGACGGTAAACGACTAACTGTAGCGGCTGTTAACAACCGAACATTTACCGCATCTAAAGATGTTTATGTAGACCTACACGATAACGGCGACGGTACGGCTGTACCTGTTTATACAGATAATACAACTAACGCTGCTTCACCTGCTTTAGCTGCCAATTCAATTAGGTGCGCCATTGTCGTAGTAGGCGCTAGTAGCATTGCTGCCGCAACTTCGGTTAATCAAGGTCAAGAAACAATGGTAGTACCTATTGCCTCATCTATCCCTTATTGTGTACAAGACTCACTTGGAAACTTAATTTGCCCTAGGGACTCAACTAGAAAACTACTAGGTCTAAGACGACTGGCATCTAATATAACTGTGGCTAGTGCTAGCCTTGCTGATTTTTCTAATGTTATGACCTGCCCGGTCATTATACCAACTGGTCGCAAAGCCAAATTATCAGTACGTGGTCACAACCAACAAACATCTGGTGTAGCCGGTCAGAGTATGGCCAAAGCTATTTATGACGTTACATCGTCCGTAGTTGCTATAGAAGATGTCGTTACGGGTAAAGGGACTGGATACGGCGAAGTATGCAGTTTAGAAAAGATTTATACCCCACCTGCTGCTGGCGCTAGGACATTTAAAGTCCAAGGTGCAACTTCATCTGGTACGTTCACGATTGCTGGAATAGCCACTAGCCCTGTCGAACTGAGGGTAGAACTGGAGTAAAAAATGACAGCAAACGAAAGAGAAAGGTTGGGTATGGTAGAAGAAAGAACTGCCCGAATAGAGCAAAAATTAGATTGTTTACCAGACACGCTTATCAAACGTCTTGATGACCGTTATCTCACCAAGGATGCTGCCGACAAAATAAAAGAAGAAATCAATGAAAAGTATCTATCTACTGGACAAGCCAAATTAGTAGTAGGGGTTTTCTCGACCATTCTATTAGTTCTTGGAATCATTGATTGGTACTTGCAGTTCCGCAAATAAGGAGGTCTTATGAAACAACTAGTATGGCCGAACACAAACACACCTTACACAGGTGGCTGGTGCGAGAAGGGCATTGAGAACTCTGTCGGCACAACTGGCATCTATACCTCGGCTATGGCAGCATATAAGGCTGGTCTAGCACGTGGGTCTATCCACACTGAGGAACTGCCACTTGGGTTTTGCGCTCCTGTCCATCTCGACCTACCTAACGGCCCGAGAGACAGGAATGGAAACACTGAGGGTGATGTAGCCTTCAGATTAGCTGATGGTAAAGTCGCTGCCTGTGCTATGCCAGGCAACCACTCTAGCCTATACATTTACCCATCGCTCCAGGCCTACATTGATGACTACAGTAGGGCCAATAATGGTGCAGTTTATCTTGGTTGGAATGAGTACGCAGGGAATATCAAAGTAATAGAAACGGAGGAAAATATGCCTAGTCTATTAGGTTTACAACAGGGCAGAATACTAGCTTGGGCCATTGGTGGCAGGAACGGTTTAGACGGTACACCAAACGCTCTTAACGGTGAAAGTGACAAAGATATAATCCCGAACAATGTCGGGACAGAAGCCGACGCAGCGATTGTCGATTGGTACAACTCACCCGACGGCCAGGAGTGGGCAAGAGTCCGTCTACCTGCTTTAGTTGAGAAAGCTGCTAAAGCCGAAGATTTACAAAATCAACTGACCACTCTACAGAACAACCCTATCGTCAAAGAAGTTCCTATCGAGAAGGTCATCACTAAAAATGTCCCAGCTAACCTTGATAGTTTAACCGTATGGGAGCTGATAAGCGCAGCCTGGGAAAAACTAACTAAGAAAAAGGAGCAATAAAATGCAAAACAGATTTAAATCAAAGGTTCTTTGGGCCGCTGTGGTCGCACAGGTGGTAACACTGCTGATAACCTTCGGCGTTATCAACACTGGTCTAGGTACGCAGGTCAATGACGTTGTAGCTATTGTCCTACAGCTATTGGTCGCTATAGGTGTTCTAAACAACCCAACCGACCCGACGAGGTTATAAAATGTACGCGCTGTCAGTAATTATCAGCGCAATCGGGTTTAGCCTAATAATGGTAACAGCTATCGCTATTGCGGTGGCTGTTTTCTTTGCTGACGATGATAAACGAAACCGCTATTGACAAACATAAGCAAGTAGCGTAAAGTACAAAACATAAACTTTATCCATCGAGGGTATCATGGAAAATAGACAAGAGTTACACGACCTACCTTACACAGAGTTAATCGGGCTAAAGGCATCTGCGATTAACCGAGAAGACCAATTGTTTCTAGCTGGGGCGATTGACAGAATACTACGTCTAAGAGTTAACAACTTCCGTGCCTACTTAGACCAGTACGACCAACTAACACCAGAACAAAAAGAGATAGCCGAACCCTGCATAATTTATCGTATGCAACTCGGCCCTCAAAACTACACGCCTGAGAGCGCCGTAGAGCCGTCTTTGCTAGCAGAACGCACTAGAACTCAAATTGCGTCACGAATGGCTACCACGGCCTTCCAGAACACTGTCAGCGAAAGCGTAGCCAGAATTAGAGCCAGAAACGAACAAGAAGAACTAGAACAAGACTTTATTGAGAACTTTGGCTATCGGCCTGATGGGTCGGAGGCCTGACATGATGGGATGTGAGCAATATCCTGTCGGACATGACGGACTAGCGCTCACCACACAAGAAGTTGTACCTGACTACATGTGGGGGCATATTCGTAATGAGCGAAACCAGAACTGGCAGCATCTACAGTGGACACGCAAGCAGTACGGGAAACAATTCCTGTATTTTTGTTTTCGTTCGCTAGAGACTAGACAAGAACTTATCCCTGTCGAGATACACAACTGGGTGCATGAGAACTACGACCCACCTAAGTTTCCGCACCCAACTACAGCTTTACATGAAATTATGAGAGCCGCTGAAGCTGGCGAAAAGATGCACGTAAGAAGTCCCGAAAAGAAAGGTGGGTATGACGAAAAGGATATTACCAGTGAAGTATTAAAAAGGTGCTTGGATAACTGGCACGATTTAAAAAGGGGGCAATAGGGTGATTGATTCAATAGACAAAACATTTAAAGATGCGTTGGTGCTTCTGAAAAAGAAGAGTCATGACTACGCCGGAACAGACGATCCATTTAAAAACTTCCGTTCATCAACTGTCGTAGGGGTAGAAGTGGAACGAGCCATCTTAGTGAGAATTATGGACAAAGTGAACCGAATATCCAACTTACTCGACAAAGACGCTCAGGTGGCTTCTGAGAGTGTTCAAGATACGATTATAGACGCTATATGCTATTTCGCTATTCTAAAAGCCTACTTGGAGCAGAAATGAAAAACCCTAACATAGAAACTACTGTAGTCTTTGGTGATGTACATGGGGTCTACTACGACAAAAAGGCGTGGTCTATTCTTTTACAGGTGATAGACGACATCAAACCCGATAGAGTGATAATCAACGGCGACTTCATGGACTGCTACTCTATTAGTTCATTCGACAAAGACCCTAGCCGTGATTTCAACTTGCAAGATGAGTACGAACAGGCCAACACTTTACTGGACGAATTAGGTAGGGTGCATACTGGCAAAACGGTATTTGTGTATGGCAATCACTGTGCTAGACAAAAGCGCAACATCTGGAAAAACACACCTGAGTATGATTGCATTCCTGAACTGACTATCGAAGGTAAGTTGCATTTAGAAGAGCGAGGGTTTGAGGTGGTCAAGCCAAAAGGTAAAGATGCTTATTACCAACTTGGAAAGATCAAGGTTGGCCATTTTAACAAGGCTGCTCAAGCATCTGCCTACACTGAGAAGTGGCTAGTCGATAAATACGGTTGTTGTATCGTACAGGGGCATTCACACCGTCTGGGCAAGCATTATAAGACTATGAATGGCGATACAATAGTCGGGGTTGGTTCAGGCTGTTTATGCGACCTCAATCCAGAATATGTCTCAGACCCTAACTGGCAGCAGGGCTTCGTCGTAATAGATAAAGTAAAAGTAGGTAAGTGGTTTCAAATACAAGACGTACCAATTATTAAACACACCACATTATTTAACGGAAAGGTTTATTCAGCATGATTTTACTAACAGTATTTATAGTTATACTGGCGTTTTTTGTCGGTAGATTTTTTGGAGGTTTAGATGAGTGAAGTATTTAACCACACAGAACAGCCCACACAGCGCTTACTAGACCGCCATGATGAGTTAGTACGCCTAACTGAACTTGTAGACCACACAGAGCCACGTAGAAGCCAAATAGAGCATGAGATGACCTGCCTAGTCTTTGAGTTGACGCTTAGAACGCTCGACGAACCTATGCCTAGTATGGAGTTAGAAGTGCCAATGGGATTACTGACTGTCCTACACGATGACGACATAGAGATTATTGACTGATTTCTAACATACACTTTAGTCGTAAACTGCTACTATAAAAACAGCCAGCTCCTGTTGTCTATTCGGGAGCTGGTGCTATAATGTTCCAAAAGGTACGCTTCTCGTGGTCACGTGCAGGGAGGGCGTATCTTTTTATTTTTGGGCGTGGGTGTGTAGGTGTTTATCTACTACTATTCGTAGAGGAACTGGACTAGGCTTACCAAGTTTAGCGTTTATTCGGGCCAATGATTCGGCTGAACGCTGATTAAAGTCTTTGATAATATCTGATTTGTACCGTCTACCAACTGTTGCTGTAGGGCAGAACTCTCGCCCTATTGACTTGATAGATCCTGGTTTGTAGTCGCTCATGACATCATTCTCTTTATTTCGGCTATCTTAGCAGGAGTGACGATACCGCGACGGACACCACTGTCCGGTACACCGTTACGCTTCTTATCCCACTCATCTAACTTGACGGATTGGTGTTTAGACGCTAACTCCAAATGTGCCGGTAGTGGGCGGCTGTTCCCATTTTTATCAATCGGTATAAACTTAAAGGCTACAATTACGTCCTCACCTTTTGATCGTTCTTTGTTAATTATATGATAACCTACACCATAATTGGCTAACTCGACTACCTTTTTACCTCGTTCGTCGTTACTTGTATACCTGGCTAACGCCCACTCATACTGCATATTAAAACTCCAATTCCGTTAATTTACCTTTATACCCTTGAGACTCGTACTTACTAGACCACTCCTCGGCTTTTTCAACTGATTGTAAACACCAATAAGGGTCAGCTATCCAACAACGTGGATTGTCGCCCATATGGAAACTACTTTTACTGATAGCTTCACAGGCTTTGATGATGTTCTCTTTTCCGGTGTCTTTTAGTCGTGTTGATAAAATCTTTCTCCTTTTATCAGTTAGTTTATATTGGTTCGTGTTTTTTCCAAATAGTTTACAAATAGATTCATGAAGAGGTTGATATTGCGAATGCAATTCGACATTACTATTATTCTTACTTCTTACTTCTTTACTTCTTGTTAGAGTGTTACTGGGGGTGTTACTGGAAGTGTTACTGGGGGTGTTACTTAATGTGTTACCATTGCCTTGATATTCAGACCATTTACAGATTGATATTACAGAATACCTAGTGTTACTGTCTAGTGTTACCATTTCGGCTTTTTTTAACCTAGAAATTGCTTTGTATATTGTCGTGGCTTTGATATTGCCACAATGCTTCTCTAGCTGGTATCGCCCACCAGACCATGATCCAGTTTTTCTATCGACTAACAAAAGTAGCGTTTCAAATACCTTCCAGGCGGTATCGTCGTATAGGCGTACATTGTTTTCTAAAACTTGGCGGTGTAGTTTTATCCAACCGTCATTCATACCTTACTTGCCCCATAAAAGAAACCCTCTTCCTTTCGGTTGAGGGTGTGTCTTCGCGATACACTTAATATAGCATAATCACGTTACGCCCTGCAACCTTTATTTTTGTTTCATATCGTCAAATCGCGAAGACGATACTTGCCAGTAGTATATACCTTTTTTCTTGGATTGACAATAGGCATAATCACGTTGCGGATAAACTGTGTAAAAGTAAAAGAGCCGTACACACTGGTCGGCTCTTTTTGTATAGCTTCGATTATCATAGGGGGATAATCTTATTCACTTTAGAAGGTACTTGTTAGTTCGTATCTACGCCAGTAGGTGATCCTAACAATGATTGGATATTAGCATAAGTGGCATTTAGTTGTCAATAAAAACAGACCAGCTCCGTAGAATGGATTATCGTTACCGGTAAGGGTGGGCATCACCGGTTAAGAATAAGCTGGCCCATTTGTTATATTGTACTACACGGTTGTGGAAAACTCAAGCGTAAACTACTTGCAAATACCCAAACATTAGCGTAGAATAAGTAGTAGGTAATAACGTAGAAAGGATTACGCAAGTGACGCAAATATATTCAAACGGTGCAATAGTCGAAGACTTAGCTGGTGAGGTACTAGCAGTTACAAATGGTGAGGTATCAGTAACATTAAACGACGTAGATGCCGGTGACTTTGTCAACGAGTTTACAATTGACGAAGTATTAAACCAGTACGAGTTCTCAGACGTATTTGACTGGTGTGCTAAACGAATGGAGGAAAACAATGAAGATTAAAATAACTACGATTAAAAGTGAATACCCACTCGGAACTACCGACGGTATAGATTACACAATAATACCAAGGAGATAATATGAAATCACTATACAAAGCACTAGCCGACTTCCAACAGGTAGTACCACACATTTACAAAGGTACATCTGGTTATAACTATAAGTATGCTGATTGGGGTCAGATACTAGACATAGTAAACCCACTACTTAAAAAGCACGGTCTAGGGTTCACTCAATTACTAGACGGAACTAACTTAAAGACAGTTCTATTCCATGTTGAATCGGGCGAGACTATTGAAGCATCAGTATATATCCCACAAGACGTTGAATTACAAAAGATGAACACATTTCAAGTAATCGGGTCTGGTATAACTTACTACCGTCGTTACTCATTAAGTGCCATCCTAGGACTTGTAACTGACGAAGACGCAGACGCAAGTGGTGAACAGGTACGACCCAAACCTACAACCGTAATTCGTGATCGTGCAGCCGAACAAGCAGAAGCCGAGGCTGACATACTAACTAGGGCAAAAAAGACTATCAACGAAACCCTAGAAGCACACGACTACATACGAGCAGACAGTAAAAAGACATTCATTAAAGGTGTACTATCCAAGACTACGATTGATACTATTGACGACGCTGACCTTGTTATGGATGCGCTTGAGAACGAGGCGTAATGAAAGCGGTACAATTTCCAGCGTTACTAGAAAGCGTGTCTACTAAAAAAGACCGGTCATTGAAAGTTGTTCTATCAACCCAAGAGATGAACGAAGACGATATGGCATCTCTATTTCAATACCGTGACGGTGTAGGGTACGTTACATTCACGCCAACAGCTAAGTCTGACATAGCAGTACCGAACGCACCTATTGAGTCAGGCGAAAAATCACCGTCACAACGTCTTAGGAACGTACTATGGGTTCTTTGGGAACAGCGATATAAGCAACAGTATGACGACCCAGACATATTCTATATATGGTATATGAATAAAATAATCGACCAAGTAAAGGATAAACTAGATGCTTGACGAGATGCTATTAGATAAATGGATATTCACATTAAGGCGAGTAGGCCGTAAACAGATGACAGGTTATGAGTTATGGCAGAGTTGGATAGAGAACTAACAATAACAGTGAGCGAAATACTAGATTGGATACACAGGTGGCATGACAACCAGCGAAAAAAACAAACTTGATAAACTATGGAAAGAAACAATACATACACGCGATAAGTTTTGTCAGGTATGTGGCCAAACTAAGTCTCGACTCAATGCCCATCACATTATAGGTAGGCGCAACTTAAACTTACGGTGGGAACTACAAAATGGCATCTTGCTGTGTGCTGGCGACCACACCCTCAGAACTAAGTCGGCTCACCAAGACCCTTTATGGTTCAGCCAGTGGTTTCAAGAAGAGTACCCAGAGCGATACGAACACATAACATCTAACCGCATCAATAATGGTTTAAAGCATGACTTTGACTATTGGAAAGAACATATATGTTCGTCGAAATGACTGAAACTGAGCGACGCATAGCCCAATTTATCGCCAAGTGCCGTGATGCTGCTTGCCGGTCAAACAACGTCACTGATAAGCAGCAGGGCAATCAAGACCCATCACAAATAGAGTATGATGGTATATTAAGTGAAATGGCTGTAGCTAAGAAATTAAACCTGTACCCAGACTTCACCACCCAAGTAAGAAAAGGTGGTTACGATCTACTATGGGGTGATAAACGAGTAGATGTTAAGTCCACCCGATACAACAATGTAATTTTATGTATCAGTATAACTAAACCAGTTGATGCCTGTGACTTATACATATCCACCCGAATTACCACAGATGATAACGTCGAGATGATAGGTTGTATTGAATCAGATAAAGCCATACACGCAGACAATGTAGGCGATCTAGGGCATGGTAAGTGTTACGTTATAGACGTAGGAAAGTTGAGGAAGTTTTGAATAAGGATTGGACTGGAAATAAGAAATCTACATTTGTAACCTTAGGCGCAAGTAGCCATACAGATAGGGAACGCCAAGAAGATGATTACTATGCAACCGACCCTAAGACGGTATTTGAACTATTATCGCATGAGATATTTAGTGGTTCAATATGGGAGTGTTGCTGTGGTGAGGGTCATCTTTCAAAAGAATTGGTTAGGGCAGGTTTTGATGTAGTGTCTACAGATTTAATAGACCGAGGTTATGGTCAGGGGGGGGTAGACTTTTTCCTAGAAGACAAACTATTGGCTAACAATATCATTACTAACCCACCATATAAGTACGCTACACAGGCAGTTGAGCACTCTATCAAATTAGGGGCTGATAAAGTTGCTATGTTCCTTAAACTCACATTCTTAGAGGGAAAGGCTAGAAATGCACTATTCAAAAAATACCCACCTAAAAAAGTATGGGTCTATTCTAGCCGTCGGCAAGTCGCAATCAATGGCGATCCTGAAATGTTCAAAAAAAGTAGTGCTGCTGCGTATGCTTGGTTTGTATGGGAAAAAGGATATGAGGGTGATACTACTATCGGGTGGATACTATGACTTATCCACAGCCTAGCATAAGCATACTTGACATAACATAAGCGACGTGCTAATATGGGGTTATGACAGAAACCGTAGAAATGGATTTTGCCATGAACCAGCTAAGGATAGATAGAGTCCTACGCCACTCCACACTGATAAGGCAATAGCATACGGTTCATAAATAAACTAAACAGGAGACACCACAATGTCTAAAAAAGAAAAACAACCAAAAGTAGCAAAGACTATCAAAGTTAAGACACTATGCCTATGGGTATTCAACATAGTATTAGTAGCATCTGTTATCGGGGCAACTTGGTACGCAGCCTATAATACTGGTTACTCTCAAGGTAAGAACAACGCCAGCGAAACTGACGCTATTGTCCTTAGCCGTATCAAAGAAGTCAAAGGCCTAATGGCCGAGTTAAAAAAGTAGAGTTGTACCTAGCCGATACAACTACAGCGCCACAGGCTGAACTAAAAGACGAAGTGGCACAAGTACCGTCTTTGAACCTTACAACGCAACACAGCGCACCTACTCAAGCCACAGGCGATATAGAAGCGATAGTACGTGCAGCAGCTAACAAGTATGGTATCAGCGAGGACTATTTTGTAAGCGTAGCGAGATGTGAAAGCACACTTAACCCCACAGCAGTTAATCACAATTACTATGCTGGTGGTGGCAATCCAAGCGGACTATTCCAATACTTACCTGAAACTTGGTCACGTATATCATCAAGGGCTGGTGTATCGGGAGACGTATTTGACGCTACGATTAACGCAGAAGTTACCGGTTGGGCGTTCGCAAACGGATATTCTAACGAGTGGGCTTGTGCATAAAGGAGACAAAATGGAACACGAACTATTAACAGAAATCAACCTACTACCTAAAGCAGACCGAGAAGCCATAGGTGAAGACGGTATGTTAGGTGTAAACGCTCTTATTAAAAGAGACTTAGCTAAACAAGCAATGGATACAATAGTAGTTAAACAATGGGAAGACTATATAGATTATTTAGCCAGCCCAGTGGATATAAGGGATTGATATGAAAGATAATCAAATAACAGGTAAATCAAGTGTCTTTCACGGCCCATTTAATGAACCTGTAGTTAAACACATACCAATAGAGATATGGAGTGAGATTAGTCTTGAAACCAAATTAGAAAATGGTTTATATACCTTCAGCCATGAAACAACTGACAGCAGAGATGAATACTGGATTAGAAACTCAGGTGGAAAAGTTTATATAGTAACGGAGGTTTGTAATGGTAAAAGATAAAACACCTAAAACGATAGACGAGATACTAATACAGGTCATGCAACAGAAGCATGACGGTCTAGGGTGTACTGTTCCACAGGCACTTTATCTAGCAAAGCAAGACCTGTCTGCTCTATTTGATTATGTAATAGGGGAAGATGAACCGTTAGATGTACAATCAGATTTTGATAAGCGAGATATTAAACACCTAGAAACTGATAGATACCCAGGTCTAGATGGTGTTAGGCAAGCAAGTCGTAATATACTTCGAGAATATCAACGAAACTGTAAGAACCAATTATTTAACCAGGGAGGTACAAAGTAATGAAATATCAAACTAAAAAACAGTGGCCGTTATTCTCAGTATTGACACGTGTATTTCTCGACCCATTTTTAGCGATGTCGTTGGCTAACCTATTAGGTGGCACAGTCCCTAACCTAGCGTGGTTAAGTGGATATAGCTACTGGGCGTGGGTTGGAATTGTCATACTTATACAAACATTATGGGGAACAGACACGCAACACTTGATAATTGAACCATACAAGTCATTAAAAGAGCAGGTATAGGATAAGGTAGGTAGTGATAATGACTAAATATAACCAAAGAGTAACACACGATGCTATCACGATTGAACCATCAGTGACTGGTATGTATCTTGTAGTATCTAGTAACCATTTTGAACGAAGAGTGCTGCCCACTACGTTCCTACTGGACTACCGCATCAGCAGAGCGATAAAAAAGGTACAGTTTTTAGAAAGCAGACTGCGTGTAGAAGGTAAACCTAATAAAGGAGCAATATGAAATATAATAAGTTACAAATACGTAGCAAAGGTTGGGATAATGGTCATTTGAAAGTTGACTTCTATATATCCACACAGCTCGCTGGTCGCATCATTGAACTAATTGCCTTAAACGAAAAGTCACCTCACGTTCTGGTTAAACTGCCTAAACCTAATAAAAAGGAAAGGGAATAAAAATGTCAAGCGTTGGAGAAGATATACAGGTAGAAATTAAACGTAATCAAGAGTTGAAGTCTATGTATGACGTCATTCCAGCTGGTTTTATCGGTGCGAGTATGATTCAGCTAGATATTGATGATGCAATTAAAGCACTCGCAAGCGGTGATATTATAGCAATACTAAAAGCGTATGAAAAGTTAAAGTCCAATGAATAAACCTAATACTAAACAAGACACCGAGATACAATATTGCCCTGTATTGACTTGTAGTTCAGTTCTATTGTTCCCAGAATACCCAATACCTTGTGGGAAGCACGGCACAGTGATGGTAAATTACTCAGAACTGCCACTAGAAAAACGAATATATATGAGAATTAAAGAGTTAGTATTGAAACGTCAATATGTTGTTAGAAAGGTAAAAACTAATGGTTACTAAACAAGACACAGGTAAACTACTCAAACTAGGCGATAAGTTGTATAGACGGTCTAGAAAAGGTAGTCTCGGCAGACTATTCACCTATATAGTTACTGAAAAATGGGAAAGTGAAAAAGGCGTTACTTATATTGTCGAGTGCGAAAACTGCACTGACCACGATACCTGCATTGTTAGAGTGAAACCAGTAGACAACGATACGTTTAACTATCAATGTATGCTAGACGATGACGATTACCAGCCACAATACTACTGGCATAATCAGGGTGCATACTACAGAACACTAGAAGACGCTGACCTTAACTACTATAAAGACCTATTCAAAACTACACTCGCTGAAGTAGAGCAAAAACGCAACGACATCCGCAACACCGAGCAAAGGTTAGACGAAATAAGCGACAAAATAAAAGAATTGGAGCATAAATTATGACCTCTAAACCTAATACTCCAAAAGACCCTAATACAGACGATAAGAAAGACTACTCAACCTTACCTCGTAGCGATATGAAAACAATTAAGATTGCTTTTGATGTTGATGGCACTTTACGCTGTAATTGTAACGAAACCTGTGAAGATAGCAACCCAGATATTGTTACACTATTCAGAATACTGCGAAAGTTCAAAAATGTGGAGTTGTTTGTCTGGTCGGGTGGTGGTGCTAAATACGCCTATCGTTTCGCCCAACTCTACAAGTTGCCAGTAAAAGAAAATCACTGTATCAGCAAGTTCAGCGATTATCCTAAAATGGATATTGCCATAGATGATATTCAAGAAACGGCACTCGGAACATTAAACCTAATTGTGAGAGAAAAGTAGTTATGAATACAGACGAAAAACCTAATACTAAACAAGACAAAAGGGTAATTTATTGCACCGCCTGTGAAAAAGATGTTGACCCTAGACTGACTGATGGTTCAGAGATTTATCCTCACCGCCCCGACCTTGCGAGTTTACCTTTTTGGATATGCGATACCTGTGGCAATTATGTCGGTTGTCACCATAATACCGATAACCCGACTAACCCCAAAGGTGTAATACCCACTAAAGAGATGCGTGATATTCGTGTAGCGATACATCGTTTACTTGACCCACTATGGCAATCTAAACGAATTAAACGTGGCAAAGCATACGCCTACATATCACACCGACTTGGTTATACCTATCATACTGGCGAATTAAAAAGCGTTGAAGAGGGTCGAGAGATATATAAAATCGTTCTTAAACTGAAAGAGGAATTGTAATGGTTACTAAACAAGACACAGGTAAACCAGCAGATAGGACATGTTCAATGTGTGGCAATACGCTACACGCTGAAGTTCACGGATATACTATAGATAAAGACTTTAATACAGTCCCGTGCTATATGTTCGGACACATCTGCCCTGCCCAGACTAAAGCGTATAATGACCGTATAAAGTCAATCAATCAAAATGCGAGTATGAACGACGAGCAAAAGCGAAATGCTACCGAGATGGCTGGATATATGAATGCGTGGGGTAGTTAATTATGACCACTCCAAAACCTAATACTCCAAAAGAAGAAGTAGAACAAATACTCAGTATGCTAAAACTGCACGAAATGGCTTTTGTTGATGATGGGTTAAATAGATATGGTTGGGATAACTCTGTTGCACAACAAATCCTAGACTGGCATAACAAAGCTATCGCTCAAGCAGAAAAGAAGGCACGAATAAACGAGGTCGAACGGTGTCGCACCGCATGGCATGGGTCAGATGATAAAGAGTTCGCATGGGTTATGAATACCCGACTTAAAGAGTTAGAGGAGCAGTTATGACAGACGATATAGATAAACAGTCAAGTTATTGGTATGCAGCAATTCGTGGTGGTGTTGACCCAGATACTAAAGTTTTACATTCAACAGAAGAAGATTTTAAACAATCACTTCACCAACTAGTAAACAAAGCAATATTAGATGAATTACAAAGCGTATTACTATTATGGAGTGCTGGAGAGTCAAAGCAGTACATTTTAGACCGTATTAAAGAGTTAGAGGAGAATAACTAAAATGACCGCCAGTGAACTAGAAGCAGGTAGAAAAGCCTACGAAGCTGAAATGGCAGCTTATGCAGCATGGTACAAAAGGGAGGTTCTAGGGTTATGAGTAAATATGAATACCGAGTTTGGACACTACGAGGGTTTAGAAACGCAATTAGACGAGCATTAAAGTTAGAGGAGAGTAAGTAATGAAAACAATGATGGACTTTGTAAAAGAACGTATGCTCCAATTAGCGAAAGAGGATAGTGGAAATGCTGGTGGTTGGGAACAGGTTGATGATATGGCGCACTTAAAACTGACCGTAGACTATGCCGACTACTTTATATTAGCGATGGCAGATGTATTAAAAACTATGCCATACCCAAAGATAGGAGAATAAGTAATGTTCCCTAGTTATAGCGACGATCAAGCAAGTGAAATAGAACCGGAGGAATGATATGTACACTAAAAAAGACGTAGAAAAGTGGTTCAAAGGTATTACACGGCCAATCATAGACCGGTACAACAAGCGAGTGGCCAAACAAATAGCTTACATGACGGAACTCACTGAAAAAGAGATTCTAACCTATATTAACGAAATGAAAGATAACGGAGGAACAAACTAATGGTAATGACAGCTAAAGGTGGCGGTACGCTACGCTACAATAACGTACAGAAGTTTAAGCGACCAGGGGACACTAACGAACAGGCCTACGAACGATATAAGGCCTATATGAGGCAGATAGGAAGCAAAGGCGGCCAACTAGGTCACGATGGCGGTTTTGCCTCACACAAGGTCGGTAGTGATGGGCTAACTGGTCGTGATCGTGCCGTTATAGCTGGTTCAATCGGTGGTCGTAAGAGTCGTAGGACGGCTAAGTGAAATCTTACATCATCCCAACCCTACTAATTGTTACGACCATAGCCTTTTTGGTGATATACTGTTTACAAACAAACATACTTAATATCAACTAACAAAGGAGTGATATACGAATACGTTAGAGACTTTTAGTCTTACATACGAGTACGATATACTTACAACTGAGTTCAGAAAAAGACTTAGAAAACGTACAATCAGGGAGTCGCAGTAAGCGGCTCTCTTTATTATATAGGGATAGTCAAGCGGAAGCATTACGTGCTAAAATTACTACAATCAAGTAAACCTTAACAGAGGGAAACTAATGTACGAAAAGAGACAAAGACGAATCAAAAGGCAATTAAAGGCCTGGAACAAGCGTCGCATTAAACAAGTCTTGAGGTATCTACAGCAATGAACCGTGCCATACTCAACTTCACATACAGGTTAGAGACAGCCTTACGCATACTATTCTGTAGCAAGTCCACTATTATCTACTTTGGCGGCAGACGGCTACAAAAGGGCGACACTATTTATTTAGATGATTTACAAGCAACATTTAGGAAGAGAAAATGACTAAGATACTCGAAGACTACGACAAAGGTATTACGATAGACGAGTACGACGATACTATCCATTGCGACCTATGCTATTCAAATGTAAATCCACCTAAAAAGATTCAGTACATTGGAGTGGGTATAAGCCACGTTCGAGCAAGCGACGGCATTAGAGTATCTTATGATTACGACCGAGATGGTTATGTAATAGAGCAGCAAAGACTAATTGGTCACGATACTTGGTCAGAAGACACGGGCGAGTGGAAAGAAGTTGCATTCGTTCAATCTTGGGGTCTACAGGAGGAGTCTAGGGATGACTGATAAACCTCAAGGCGGAAACCAATACTCAGTAGATCCTAGACAAGTAGAGTTCCTTACATATTATCTAAACCCAGGTAGTGAAACATACAGTAATATATACCAATCAGCTAAGAAAGCCGGATACTCTGAATCATATGCCGCACAACTTAAAACTAAGGTCAATTGGTTACCAGAAAATATCAAGTTAGTTACTAAGGACAAATTAGTTACAAAAGCCAAGAACAACCTAAACAAATTACTAGACTCAGCAGATGAGAAGATACAGGCTGATATTACTAAGTTTGTGGCCAAAACAGATATAGAGTTCAGTGAGAAGCAAGAGACAACTATTAACTTACCTACTCCGATACTATCCGGCATCAGTAAACAAGGCGATATGGAAGATGCCAAAGACTAAGGAAAGTATAGCGGCATACAATAAAGAGTATTTTGCTAGACCCGAAGTCATAGCCCACGCTAAAGTTCGCAACGCACAACGTAGACAAAAACGTGCAGAATATAAAAAGACTGATGCCGGTATCGAAGCAGATAAAAGATACCGGTCTAGTTGTGTGGGTAGGACAACGGCCGAGAAGAGTCGGCTAAAGGTTAGGTATGGTATCACACTAGAAGAAGTAGAACTGATGAAAGAGTCTCAAGGTTATAGATGTGCTATATGTTGGAGAGAACCTAAACACTGGCACATAGACCATGACCATAAGACCGATAGGGTGCGTGGTATGTTATGTGGGCCATGCAATATGGCACTTGGTCTACTTCAAGATGATATTCATACTATAAAGAAAGCGGCAGAATACTTAGATGCCAGTATTTAAACCGACGACGGCTCTACATAAAATATCAGCGCTAAGGAAGCGTATTAGGGGCGTGTCAGGTGGGACAAGTGCATCTAAGACTATCAGTATTTTGATGTGGTTAATTGACTATGCACAGACTCACCCGAATGAGTTGATAAGTGTGGTATCTGAGTCTTTTCCTCATCTGAAGAGAGGCGCTATTAGGGATTTCTTAATGATTATGAACGATGCTGGGTACTTTAAAGACTCACTGTGGAATAGGACTGATTATACCTATACATTTGAAAGTGGTACAAAAATGGAGTTTTTCAGTGCCGACCAACCAGGAAAGGTTAGAGGACCGAGGCGCGATGTTCTGTTTATGAACGAGGCGAACAACATCGGGTACGAAACATATACTCAACTAGAAGTGCGCACCAAGAAGATTGTATGGATAGACCATAACCCTGTCAGCGAGTATTGGTGGTATGACGAGGTAATGAAAAACAACGATGTAGACTTCCTAACCCTAACCTATAAGGATAATGAGTCATTAGCCCAAAGTATTGTCGAGTCTATCGAGTCACGCAAAGGCAACAAACAATGGTGGCGAGTGTATGGTCTAGGACTACTTGGTGAGGTAGAGGGAAAGATATACACCGACTGGAAAGTGATTGATGAAGTACCACACGAAGCACGGTTAGTTAGGTACGGTGTAGACTTTGGTTATTCCAATGACCCCACAGCTATTATTGCTATCTATGAGTACAACCAAGGTTACATACTAGATGAAGTGTGTTACCAAAAAGGAATGAGCAATAAAATGATTGCCGATTTACTCAATAACCTACCAAAAGCATTAGTAATAGCTGATAGTGCTGAACCAAAGAGTATTGATGAGATTAAGAGTTACGGTATCAACATACTAGGTGCGACTAAAGGTCAGGGTTCAGTATCTCAAGGTATAGGTTACGTTCAACAACAGCGTATATCAGTCACCAAGAGTTCCACCAACACTATTAGGGCGTACCGTAACTATATGTGGATAATTGACAAAGATGGCAAGATTATTAACGTACCTGATGACTCAATACACGAATGGTCTAACTCCATGGATGCTATACGTTATGGGTTCGACTCATTAAAGCCAAAGACTGAACGTAAGCCGCATAAACATGCTGAGAGGTTGAGACTACATTTATGAACACCACGATTAAACACGGTAAGCTGATAACAACATCCTCATTCTACGATGGTAAGGAAGTATCACAAAAGCAGGAGTTTGAGGTCAGCATATACTCTACTAAGCAGACTATATTAAATGACATCATTGACGCTATGGGCGTTATATCTACAGGTGAGTCAAGCAAACTAGAACTATGTATTAAAGTCGATGTACGTGGTAGGTATCAACTGGTTAAGAGGTGGCGTGTCAAGTGAGTGACTGTACGATAGAGGGATGTGTCGCACGATTAGTGATGCTATTGTGGAACGGGATAAAATGTTAGAAGCTAGGAGGTTGAAGTGAGAGTAACGATAGGTAAAGACACACTAGATATACGGGACTGGCCTGGCAAGAAGCAACGCCTCCAGACGGCCATTGATAGTGAGATGTACGATAGATCTAAATCAAACACCTTGCCATTTAAGTTGATTATGAGTCCAGAACAGTATGAGATGCTTAAGAATACTGTCGAGTTTGGCATCAAAGGTGAGTGGCGATACAAGCAACCTGAAGACCGCATCTATGTAACCTTATACAACGCTATGGAAGTTGCTGTAAAATAGCCATAGACACGATGCACAGTTAGTAGTATTATAACTTCATAACACAGAGATATGCCATTGCGCAAGCTGTATCAAGGATATACACATGGCATACCTCAAAAAAGACGACATCAAAACCCTATATAAAGAAAGTAAAACCGAAGCGCGACTATGGCGTGAGCAGTACCCAGAGTACGAACGCCTAGCTGATAACGGTCTTATGCAAGGTATGGACAAAAGTCTACCTGAAGTTAACGATGGCAGTCTATCAGCTGCTCTATTTAAGTTACCTAAGCGTATCGTATCATCTGAACTAGAGGGTACAGTCAAAGTAGTTGACCGAGACGAGGCCTGGATTAGCGAACTGGGTAACCTAGTATGGCAGAAGTACATCATTCCTTACGCTAATACCCAAGCACCATTTACTCGTAAGTGGAAAGATGCAGTTCGTAAGGCTGCTATCTATGGGTCGGTGCCTCTTATTACGTTATTCGTTGAGTCTGAAGGCAAGCGACACGCTGACTTTATCGTAGCCCAGCCACAGGATGTAACTTTAGAACCAGGTAAAGTATCCGATTATGATTCAGATATTATGTTCTGGGACATTTACTACTCAAAACTACAGTTAGAAAACATCATTGAACAGGCCAAGTCCGAAAAACCCGCCAAAGGTAAGCCGACTGTCAATAAGTGGAACATTCCTGCTTTAGAGAGAATCCTAGCGTCTAACGGTACTGAGTCACGAGAGGGTATCGACGAGCCAAAGGCCAACCAAGACAAGAAACGCCCATCAGGTTACAAGTTCTGTATTGCTGTTCAAAAGGGTGAAGACGCACCGTTCTATATGTATTACGCTTCAACTAACGAAACAGTGAGAGAGTGGTCTAACCCTGACCCAACAGGCGACTGTGGTATCCACTTCCTCTACTGCTATCAGGATATGATTAACCCTTATGGTATTGGTATTGTTAAGTTAGCCGGTGGTACACAGAACGTCCTAGACTACTTCCGACAAGCCGACATCCTAGCGACGCAGACAGGTATACGCCCACCAGTTGCTATTGAGGGTAACGAAGACGATGTAGATGTCGACTCAATTGTTTACGAACAAGACGCTATCTGGTTTACAGGTGGTGCTAAGGTAGTCCGACAAGAACTATCCAATGGTATTTATCAGTCAATCCCAGAGCGAATGAGTATGTACAAGACTTCACTGAACCAGCTTATACCTACAGGTGATACATCAATCTCTAGTGGTAGTGGTGATCCCCAGTATTCTAAGACTCCAGCAGGTGTAAAGTTCCAGGCCGCATCTCTATCTATTGATGATGAGGACTTTAAAGACAACCTTTATATTACCTACGCTGCTGTCGCCAAGTCGATGATTAACGTACACTTCGCTAACATGGAGGGTACTGACCTAATGAAACTGACCGATGACGAGCGTGAGATACTTGCTAAAGGTGGTATGGAGTTCCCAGAGAACCCAGATGGTGAGGTATCTAACCAACTAGAGATTAAGTGGGACGATGTACGTGCTAAGTTTGACTTTGAGGTCAATCCTGAAGTAGACCAGGCCAAAGATGATGCTGACAAACTAGAGGGGTTAACTAAAGTAGCGGAACTATCGGCGGCTGACCCTACCTTCGCCCAAGACCTACAGGCAGTTGGTAAGAAGTTCAATAAGGGTGAATTATACGCTGATATGATTCGTCTAACTACCGATAACGACAAGATTGTGACTGACATTAGCCCAGAAGATGAGCAGTCTGACCAAGTAGATGAGAACGGTAATCCTATTGAACCACCACAAGAGCAAACTATGGATATGGGTGCAGAAGGCCCAGAAAACCAAGAAGCGCATAAAATGGACATGGCCATGAAACAACAAAAAATGCAACAATCGGATGAATTGCACCAAGCAAAGATGGCTAAAATGACTCAGCCAGCAGAAATGACCGCACCAGAGGGCGCACAAGGCATGGGACAGGGTCAAGCCGCACCAGTTAGCGAAGAAGAAATGCAAGCCAATGTCGAGGCTTTAATGAAGGAATACGGCGTAGATGAAAATACAGCCCTTGCTGCACTAGCTGCTGAACACCAAGGTCTACCGATTAACGACATCATAGATAAGTTAAAAGAATACTCACAAGGTAACGAGTCATGACCGACCCTAAGGAACACGTAGGCAGGGACGACTCCATCCTATACTCAGGTGCTAGTAGCGCCAGCTTTGCTAAACCACTAACCGAAGAAGCAATCGCTAAAAAGGAAGAGGCCTACAAGAAACACAAGGAACTCAAGCCAGCCGGTGAAATAGTTGTCTCAGAGATAGACAGAGAGTTGACCCTGCTTAAGTTTGGGGTCTACCCAGATGAAGACAAAATGACTGACGAACTGTTTAGGGTAGAACGACGCGCCCGACGACTCGCCCACGAACGACTGACTACCTTCAAGACCCACCTGCTTAACGTTCTACGAGAGAACAAATTATGAACGACGACGAAGTAGTTACGCCTGAATACGAGTTAGACCTTAACAATTTGCCGAAAGTGAAACATAACTGGGTCAGAAGGGGAATTGTAGTCAGTTGTGAGAACGCTGGTCACCCAAACCACCGTCACTTCCTTACACAGAAAAGGGATGTTGCTTTAGACGCTAAACGGATTGAAAAATCTAGCGTCTAAAGGAGTACCTCTTACTCCAACGCTCGCATCGTACTGCTGTCAGGCTGAATATCGGGAGTCGCCACCCCAGAAGAAAAGGAGTGAAACATGGCAGATAAAACTGCACCCAGCACAGAAGTCGCAGATGACGACGGTATCGAGCTAGAAGATACTGAAATCAATTTTGAGACTGAGGCAGACTTAGACGACGGGTCGGACGATTTGGACGAGTCCAAAATAGACGATTCGATGGATGAGGATGACACTGAGGCTGTGTCTGAAGAGGAAGCGAAAGCTGAACCTGAGGAAAACGAAACTGAGGAAGAAGCCGAGGACAAACCCGAAGCAGAAGCCGAAGTGGAACTGTCTGAGGCGGAGAAGCAGAAGGCCTTCAATGATGAAATGGCCAAGAAGCGTATCCAAGAGCGTGAGAATCGCAAAGCCCAAGAAGAGTTACAGAAAACCCAGCAACAGGCATACGTGGCTGAAGCAGATGGTGATCCTGTACAAGAGGCTGTCAGACAACTACAGGTTGATGCTTATAACAATAAGGTCGAATCAAATACAAACAAGCTACAGAATGGTTATGAGAGAGCAGTAAAGGATTTTCCGATACTAAACGACCAGACACCAGAGATACAGGCTGAAGTAAACGCTGCTATAGATGCTTTCCAAGCAATGCACGTTAAGATAGACCAATGGGGCAACCCAAGTGAAGTAAGCGGAGATTTGTATACATATTTACAATCTAAAGCTGATTCTATACAACGACTAACCGCGATTGGTGCTAGGAACCAGGTTGAGAACAAGGTTAAAGAGAAATCCAAGACTTTCACTCCGCCATCCAAAACGCCAAAAGAACCTAAGATAGACCCCGACCTAGAGGCATTCGATGAGGAGGCGAATCGTTGGTAGAAGGAAAAGGACAACATAATGGCTATTAACCTAGCACAGAAGTTTGAAAGCAAAACATCAGACTTGATGAAAGCAAAAGCATTGTCTACTGCTTTCACAAACCAAGACTGGAACTGGGATGGCGTAAACTCAATTAACGTTTACACTCTAACAGACCCAACCATGACCAACTATAACCCTAACGGTGCTAACCGATACGGTGACCCAACGGAAGTAGAAGACACAGTACAAAACTTCGCACTTACCCGTGACCGATCATGGACAAAGACAATTGACAAAAAGAACTCGCAGGACACAATGGCAGTTCGTAAACCAGGTAAGTACCTTGCACAAGCAACTAAGAACGTTCTAGTACCAGAGATTGATACTTACGTTTTTGCTGCTATTAACACAGCCGGCATGGCTTATGACCGTGATGACATCGTTGCTGATGCTGCTACAACCAGCTCAAACGCATGGACTAACTTCACAGCCATCAATGCTGACATAACTGACAACGAAGCACCTACAGAAGGTCGCGTTTGTGCTATGACTGCTGCTTACTACAATATGTTGAAGCAATCAGGATACGTACTAGCTAGCGACTCAGCTTACGGTGACCGTAAGAGTGGTGACCTAGGAACTGTTGACGGCGTTAAAGTCTTCATCGTACCTTCGAGCCGTATGCCAGCTAACACTGACTTAATCATCAGCCACCCAAGTGTATGTGTCGCCCCTGAGAAATTAGTAGACTACACTCTACACAACAACCCAGCTGGTATTAGCGGTGACCTACTTGAATACCGACACCGATACGATGCTTTCGTAGACGTAAACCGTGTTAAGTGCATCGGTCTACACCACACTGCGTAGTTCTTAGTAACTAACTAAGGAGTAAACAATGGCAAATATAGTAAAAACCCTAGAACAAGTTAAAAAAGATGCTGAACGTATCACCCTTAAAAGAATTAGGGAGTTCCGAGAGCAACAACTAGAACAACAGGGTGCGGAAGTTGCGATTGACCTAGATGTCAAACCAGCCGAAGTTAAAGCAAAGAAAGAAGATAAATAATCATGGCAGAAATTAACTTTACTGCAAACGGTTACAACCAGTACGAAGACGTTTCTACGGCTAAAACCCTAGATGACGGTGACTGCGGTGTTGTACAAAACGTTACTGCAACTGCAACTATAACTCTACCTTCAACAGTAGTTGGATACTCATACCCAATTCGTGTTGGTAAAGAAGGTATTACAGTTACAATCTCACCTGCTGCCGCAGACAAGATTGCTGGTAACGGATTTACTGCAGCTGATGATAAGGATATGATTTTCACAAATCAACCAGCCGGATCATTCGTTCAGTTAATTGGTGACGGCGCAAACGGTTGGATGGTTCAACGAATCAACGGTACAGCCACCCGACAAGCGTAATAATTAACGGCTAAGGCCTGTCGATAACGGTGTAGTTATTAAATTAACCAGAACACTACGACAGGCTAAGGCCACCTAACTAAACTCACTAAGACGACCAATACCTTGGTGAATGTAGACAAAGGAAATATCATGGCAAAAGGAATGAACAAACGAAAAGCAACTAAAAAGAAAGGTAAATGCTAATGAGTAATCTATCCAGAGGTGACTTAGCTGAGATTACAGCTGGTATTCGACCAGCAGCCGCATTTAAGACCATCACGTTTGACGGTGGTATACAAAGTGGTAAACTCTCAACGAAGGCCGCACTGACAACAACTTTAACAGGTACAAACAACGACTTAGTCTTTACAGCTGATACAGCTGGACTGGCTGGCAATAACGTTGCTATTCAGTATAAAGACCCTAAATCTACTGTTGCTCGCGCTATTAACGTCAATGTTAACGCTGGAACAACTAAACTAATAACAGTTGAACTAGCTGTGGCTTCGCTAACAGAGGCAAGCAAGGTTCTAACTAGCACCAATACTGAAGTAGCTGATGGTGACACTGTCACTGTTGGAACAATTGTCTACCGTTTTAAAGACACAATGGCACAAGCCAACGATGTTAAGCGACACGGTACAACTGCCGATACTACAATGGGTAACCTAATTAAAGCCATCAACGGTACAGGCACAGAGGGTGTAGAATACTTTGCAGGTACACAGGCTAGCCCTGTAGCAACTGCTGGTACATTGGCTGCACACGCCTTTACCCTTACGGCTAAGGCCGGAACTGGTAAAGCCGGTAACTCAATTGCGATTGCTGAGAGTTCTGCTCAACTATCATGGGCTGGTGGCGCTACTAACTTAAGTGGTGGCCTAGACGCAGGACAAATCATTTCAACTGCTGCCAACGTAAAGACGGCTGTTGACGCTCATACCGAAGCTGCTGCATTAGTAGACATTGCTAACTCAGGGGCAGATGACGGATCAGGTGTGGTGACAGCTATGGCTGCGACCAACCTATCTGGTGGTTCAGACGGCACAGTACCACTATTCACCGTTAAGGGTTCAATCATTTGTTCGCTACGTGGTTATATAGCTACTGACTTGGCTGGTACTAACGCCACTCTAGTACATGGAGTCACTGGTACAACTAATATGTTAATCCCAATCCTAACAAGCACGACTTTAGTTAAACCTAAAGGTATTGATAAGAGTGCGGCTGTTGTTGCTAGGGGTACGGCATTAGATAAAGTACCACTATGGCACGTTTGCGACGAAAACATCTTCGCTACCACTGCTACGGCTGCAACTAGCGCTGGTAAGATAAACTACGTTTTGGATTACATCGCTGTATCTGACGGAGCAACTGTAACACCGGCATAAAAACTAAAACGGGGTAGACAATCGGGTCTGCCCCAACGAAGGATGTCATGGACACTAACAAACTCAAGCAAATCAATCTGACAAACGCTGATAATCAGTTAGCGATACAACGGCACAAACAACTTGTAGATTCTTCCGTAATGGTATCCAACACTGTCTTGTCAGCGGTTGCCTCACTGATTAAGTACCTAGAGGGTCATATATCTAAGACTGAAGTAGTTAATAACCTTGAATCTATTGCTACGCCTGATGCCTTAGAGGTTATCCCTCATATTGAGGCCTTACACGCTACTATCAAGTCTCATAAAGACGTAGATTTAGGCGAATTAACTGGTTTAATCAAAGAATTAGTATCAGAAGCCAAACTTATACCTAAAGACCACATGAAGATGCCTGAGATGAAGATGGCCGACTACACGGCTCAATTCAAGGCCTTACAAGAAGCAGTTGTAGCTGTTGGGAAGTTCGTTAAAGACCAAAAGACCGTCGTAGAAGCGCCTGTAGTGAACGTAGACGCACCAAACGTCAATGTAGCACCTCCAGACCTAAAACCTCTCCAGAGCGATATTAAGGCCGTTGTAGAAGCAATTAAGAAGATTATTATACCAAAAAACGATAATTCGGCTGTAGAAGTGCTAGTGTCTAAGTCTAACGATCTATTAAAGAAGATTTTAGAGAAGCCAGTTGGTTCAGGTGGCGGTGGGGGTATAGCATCTTATGTGGATTCTGCCGGTATAGTTACTCAAGTTAAACTGTCTACCCAGGGATCTGTCCCGACTGATACGAAACAAGGGTTTATAATTCAATTTGCGTCAGTATCAGTTAACCAGGCTGGCGATAACGCTGTAGTAGTTGCCGTTGCTAATAAGCGTATAAAAGTTCTGTCAGCTGCTTTAGTTTCAGGCGGAACTGTTGGTTTAAAGTGGCGTTCAGCCACCACAGATATATCGGGGACAATGCCGTTAATAGCTAATTCGGGATTTGTCCTACCTGCTTCTTCACCAGGACAGGGATGTTACTTACAAACTGCCGCAGGTGAGGCGCTAAATATCAATCTGTCAGGGGGCGTTCAAGTCTCAGGACACTTAACTTATTACGAGGAGTGAACATGGTAGAAACCGAAGAACGAGAAATGACTATCAACGGTAAAACATTTATCGGTGTAGTTACTAAGACAACCGATGGGGTCGATGAGCATGGTAATCCAAAAGTAAGTATTAACGTAAAAGTACCTTCGGCTGACTTTTTTGCAGTCCCAGGTGAGAACGGAGAATGACATGGCAGTCGTAACTGCAATCTACACAGAAGCAAAGAAAGATATGTTAGGCACAGGGCTTAACTGGACTTCAGCAACAATTAACTGCGCTTTGTTTAGCGCGTCAACATTTACAGCAGCAGATACTACTTATACAACAAGTGGTACAGAGGTTGCTAACGCCAACGGTTACACCACAGGCGGCGGTGCTGTTGGAACCCGAACACTATCAGGTACAACCACTCAAGTCGCCAAGATTACTGGTGCTTTCGGTGGTGGGGCAGCAGGTACAACCACTTGGACAGCTACAGGTGCAGGTTTTAGTGCAGTCGCAGCCAAAGTATATATATCCGCAGGACATCCAATAGCCCACGTTGACTTTGGTGGGACACTCACCGCTTCAGGTGGCGGCACTTTCGTCATTACTTGGGACGGAACTTCGGGAGTCTTCTCTCTATCTTAGAAAGGGTAATATATGCACACAATCCCACATACATTAGAAGCACGTAAGAAAATGAGTGCAACAAAAATGGGTAAACACTATTCTCCCAGGACGGAGTTTAAGGTTGGTCAAGTAGCTCCTATGAAGGGGAAGAAACGACCTGACTTAATTGGCAATACTCAAGGATTCACAAAGGGTCATATACCATGGAATAAGGGTCTAGGTACTAAAAGTTCAGAAAACGAGAAAGCACGAAAGGTAAAATTAGCTCGTGATTGGCGTAAGTCAATTTTTGAAAGAGATGATTATACTTGTAAAGAGTGTGGTGTCCGAGGAGGCACACTAAATGCTCATCATATTAAACCGTTCGCTATCTATCCAGAACTAAGATATGAGTTAGATAACGGCATAACACTATGTGAAGAATGTCACCGTTCTACAGACACTTGGGGTGTTCGTGGTACGAACGGCGTATTTTCACTAACATAAGGAGGTAAGGCATGGCTGACGTTAAAATAAGCGCCCTACCTGCTGCTGGTGCATTAGCTGGTACTGAGCCGATTCCAACAGTTCAGACGGCAACTACGGTAGCAACTACTCCTGCGGCCTTAAAAACATATATGGGGGTGTCTGTAGCTGCTGGTAAAACTTTAACTGCTAGTAACTCACTTACTCTAGCTGGTACTGACGCTACTACAATGACATTTCCAACTGCGACAGATACAGTAGCCGGTCTAGCAGCCGTCCAAACTGTCACTGGTGCATGGTCATTTAACGATAGTAAACTGATACTCAAGGGGGCAACATCAGGGACTACAACCCTAAAAGCAACGGCGGCGGCTGGCGCAACTACAGCTACATTTCCTGCGGCTAACATAACAGTTGCAGCGAACGATGGCTCTAACCTGACTATTACTGGTCAAGCTATTGGTGATATTCCAGTTGCCTCCAGCACGACGGCTTACGGAAAACTAGCAGCCGTAGCGACAGGTAGTGTTCTTCTATCTAAAGGCACAGGCACAGCTCCAGCGTGGGGTCTAGTCCCCAGCCGAGTTCTAGGCTATACGGAAGTCACAACTAACGGCACAGTGGCATCAGCCACTTTAGTGACATTTACAACTACCCCTCTTGCTGTCACATTCACAGCCCCAGGTAGCCGAGACGTAATCGTCACAGTTAATATGTCTGCTAGTGGCGCAACTACTGGTGACGGTTGCTGTATTGGTGTACAAGAATCGACCACTGTTTTAGGTGTAAAAACATGGTCACAATCTGTAGGTGGGAACTTTGTACCAATATGTCTACGTTTTAAGGTTACTGCACCATCAGCAGGTTCTCATACTTATACAGTTATGGGAGCTGAAGCTGGCGCTCGTACGCTTACGATGCAAGCTAGTGCATTAGGTAACAGCATCGTAGCTGGGCCAGCATCAATCTTAGTCGAACTGGCGTAACGTCATGGCTGGCTATATCTTAAAAGAGGACGCAAGTTTCATCCTCTTGGAGGATGGTGTTAGTAAACTTCTTTTAGAACGCAACGATGTAGCCGTCGCCCAGATTGCAGGTGCATTGTCACTCACTGGTGGAACACAGTCAGTTACGACTACAGCCGGTGTTCAGAACGCCACAGTAGCACAAATCGCTGGGGCTTTATCATTATCTGGTGGAACTCAATCGACAGCATCCAGTCGATTCGCAACACTCTCACAAATCGCAGCGACGGTTTCTTTAACAGGTGGTACGCAAACTCTAGCAACTATCAATAACTCCAGTGTAGCCCAGGTATCTAACGTACTAAACCTAATAGGTGGCACTCAGACAGTCGTAACGGTTCAGAACTCATCTATTTCACCAACTGCTGGGACACTTTCTATTGCTGGTGGTACACAGGGAGTATCGGGTAATGCTGGTGTAGCTAATGCCTCGGTTACTCAGATAGCTGGCAACCTATCACTCAGTGGCGGTACGCAGTCTACAAGTGCCATGAGAAACTCGACGGTTACTCAGGTGGCTGGAGCCATAAGCCTATCGGGTGGTACACAGTCTGCTACATCATCTAGGTTCGCAACAGTCACCCAATCAGCAGGTCTTCTGTCATTATCAGGCGGTACGCAGTCGGTCAACGCTATACGAAACGCTACTGTCACTCAATTAGTAGCGCAACTTAACCTAACCAATGGCATACAATCGCTAACATCGGTAAGCAACGCCACTGTGTCGCAAGTAAGCGCGAACCTTACCTTAGTTGGCGGAACGCAGTATGTGGTAGGCGGTACAGGTGGAACACCAACTACATTTACTAGAATGATGATGGGTGTAGGTTTATGATGAGAAAACTGTTGTGCTTTACTTGTGTATTTGTTATAATGTGCCTAATTGGAATCGGCTATCACGCCAACCACAGTCTAACTGTATCGACAGAAGATGAAGTAAAAACTTTAACTTTTGGAGATACAAAAATGGCAGATGCCAACACACTAACACCGGAACAATGGGCGACTATCAATTATGCTCTTAATCCTAACTATGAAACTAAAACAGCCGTATCTGGTATAGGTACACCTTATGCACCACCGACTACTGACACACAAACAGTTGACTACGCTGCACAACAGGCAGCAGCCACAACAGCCGCTAACAATGCTTACTTAGATGACCAAGCAAACCAACTACGTGACTTACTAGCACGTACTGGTACTTATCTCAGCCAAGGCAACGAAAAAATTGCTAGTGAGTACAACAAAGAACTCGGCAATGCTAACCTTGACAAAGAAAAACAGTTAACTAACTATGGTGACCAGCGAACAGCCCAGAATCAGAATAAAGTCAGCACTTACGGAACAATCAATAAGAACGCTAACAACGGATACCGCAGTTTAGCCCAGATTATCGGGCGAGCAAGCGGTGTAGGTTCATCGGCGTATTTAGAGGCATTACCTAATGCTGTTGGCACCGACACTTCAAGCAAGCGTCGTGCTGCGACTGAAACCTTTGGTAAGAACCTACAGGGTATTGATAAATCACAGAACGAATACCTATCGAGTTTTGAACAAGTCCTACAAGACCTACTTGACCAGAAGAAAGCCAACGAAGAGCAACTGGCATCAGGTGTTGAAACCCAACGACAAGGTATTAACTCGCAACTTGCCACCAACGCAGCTACTAAAGCACAAAATGCTGGCGGTGGTTACGCAGCCGTACAAGCAGCTATCGCACCTTACTCACAGGCTATCCAGAACTCTCGTAACGCAGTTGATACCTTCTTTAACCAATTTAAACCAAGTTATACGCCACAGAAAGCCGCTGCGGCTACTCCAGAACTGGCCGCCTACACTACTGACCGTTCAGCCGTAAACGCCGGACAACAGGGTGTAGATCCTACTAACCCATACGCCCAGTTATTGAGGAAAAAACTTCAAGGACAGGCATAGGAGCGAACAATGTTCGACCTAAAGAAACTTTTTGACCCATTTGCAAAGCCGACTGTTAAGAGTACCCCACAGCCAGCGTCTACTTCGCAAGCCATTAAAAAGCCAGTAGATAATAGGCCATTCCCAATGCGCGTACCAGGTACTACACCTACTCCACAGCAACAGGTGCAGTTCACCCCACCAGTACAGCAGTTTAAACCTGCTATCGTGCCACAGTTCAACCGACCACAGGTAAAGTCAGTCATTGCTAAACCGAATAATAACGGCAATCCATTCAATATGATTGGTGACGCTGGAAAGTTTATAGGTGACTTTGTGCCTAATGCTATTGGTAGTGGCTTGAAGTCAGGTGTTGCCGGTATATCTAATGCTGTCAATGACCTGACCACAGGTTTTGATAAGTACCAGACACAAAAGAATACCCAAGACTTGCTCAACACTTTAGGTTTAAGTAAACTTGGTAACGGTAAATCGGTGGGTGCAAAGGCAGGACAAGCCGTTGGCGATATCATATCTGGATTGGCTACGTTTGTTCCGACTACTGGGGAAAAGGTTATATCACAGATACCGAAGGCTGTTTTACAAGGCGAACTCGCACGTGCTGCTAACGATGCCTACGCCAAAGGCAACACCGCACTAGGCGGTAACTTACAGGCTGAATCACAGAATCACGGTATTACCCTAAACGACGTAGCATCTAACACCGCACAGGGCGTACTAGCTGCTTTAACAAGTGGCGCTGGTGTCGCTAAACCAGTCACCAACGCTGCCGAGAATGCTCTAGCAAAGGGTACTGGTAACGTACTAGACCGAGCAGTTGCGAACTACGCTAAGTTTGGTGAAGGTGCTGGATTAAACAACCTAGCAAAGAACTTATTAGTTAAACAAGGTGGTACAGGTGCGGCTTTCGGTCTATCGGGAACAGTTGCTGACCCTAACGCTACACCACAAGATTACCTAAACTCTGCTGCATCAGGTTACGCTGGTGGTGTTGGTTTCGGATTACTAGGTAAGGCACTATCACCACCTGCTAAAGCGGTCAATAAAGTAACAACTAAACTAGTCAGTAATACTCCTAAAGGCAGAGTAGGTGAACGTGGTTCAATACAACTACCAACCATCAACCAAGAACTACGACAGATGAACGAAACTTTACGCTCCTTAAACACCGAGCATGGTAAGTTACTCGCTAAAGGGTTGTCTGAGAACAGCCCAGCCGTTAAAGCCAATGCAAGGTCATATAAAATTGCCCTAAACGAGAAGATGGCTATACAGAAACGTATCGGACAAAGAGGTTCGGCGGAAGCTGGTATGTTTGACCCTACAGGTAAGTTAGGGAAAGAAGTACCAAAGACTAGTTATCGTTCATCTCACCAGATAGATACCGTTACTAGTCGCAACTTAAGTAACCTTACGAACCTAGACGGTGATATAAATACCATTAAAAGTAAGTACGGCTTAACAAACTACGACAACAAAGATATTACTAACTTGAAAAAGATAGTCGGTAATCCTGAAGCAGATGTTAAAATATACCGTTCCTCACCTGTAAACGAAATAAACAATGGTGATTGGGTAACGACAAGTAAGACCTACGCCAACGATATAAAGGCACAAAACGGTGGAAAAGTTTATGAATATACTGTTAAGGCAAAAGACTTAAACCTACCACAGAATATAGAAGATAACCCATCACTAGCAAGATTTAGTGCATTTCAATACAACAAATCTGACATCGCCCCACAAGTAAGTAAGACAGCCGAGTTACCTATCGTCGGGCCAAAGATTACTAAGACTACCTCTAAAAAAGCCAGTGAAGTAGACCCACTACTTAAAGAACGTGGTTTTGTGAAGTCTGCTAAACAATCAGAGTTCGTATCTGACGCGGCTAAATCACAATTAGATAGCACTTATACGACAAAGGCTAATAAAGTTCTACAAGACAAAGCAGCTATTCGCATCAGCAAAGACCCTACCAAGGCCTATGATTATGCCCTACGCACTCACTCAGACGAAGGTACAGCGACAGCTATCGCCTTGGCCCAAGAATACCGTAAAACTGGTAAATACGACCTAGAGGCAAGCCTGATTAACGAGAAGGCACGACGATTGACAGAAGCAGGTCGTGAAGTTCAGGCTGCTTCTCTGATAGATAAGATGTCACCTGAGGGCGTAGTACAATCTGCTGCTCAAACTATCCAGAAGTATAACGAAACCGCTAAAAAACCAATCCCAGAACTAACAGGTAAGATAGCTGAACAGTTTACCAAGCAAGCCGAAAAGATTGGCAAGATGAAAGATGGTCGTGCCAAGAACGTCGAACTATGGAAACTAAAAGAAGATATGGCTAACCTTATACCTTCTACCGTAGCAGATAAGGCAATCACAGTATGGAAAGCAGGTCTACTAACCTCACTACGAACACATGAGCGTAACTTATTTGGAAACTCTATTATGCTAGGTTCAGAAGTCGCTAAAGACGTACCATCTGTATTAGCAGATAAGTTGATGTCACTAAAAACTGGCAAGCGTACACTTACACCTACCGTTAAAGGTATGGGCGAGTTTGGTTCTAAAGGAACACGACAACAGGTATCTGACCTAGTTAAGTACGGTGTAGACCTAAGTAAAGATATTAGCAAGTACGACGTTAATCACATTACATGGGGCAAAGGTAAGATACAACAGGGTCTAAAGGCATATACCGACGCTGTATTCCGACCACTAGGTGCAGAAGACGTAACCTTTGCTAATGCGGCTATGGCACGATCACTATATGACCAGGCTGGAGCGATGGCTATCAACGCCGGCAAAAAAGGTGATGCTGGCTTTATACGTAAGTTAGTTAAAAAACCTACCGACACTATGCTAGAAACGGCTCTAAAAGATGCTGAGTATGCAACATTCCATGACAAGACTGCTCTAGGTGGTCTCGCATCAAAAGGTAAACAGTTTGTCCAAGGTCTACCTGGCTGGAAAGGTGAAGTTGGTAAAGTTGCATCTGAGGTTATTGCACCATTTACAGGCGTTCCTACATCAATTGCCGGCAAGACAGTCGCTTACTCACCTATCGGACTAGCAAAGGGTATTGTCAATACTGGCCGTGTGTTAGCTGGTAAAGTACCAGAACTACAACGACAGGCTGCTCAAGAGATTGGTCGTGGTGTAATGGGTACTGGTTTGTTCGGACTAGGCGCATACCTCACAAGCCAAGGACTGATGACTGGACAACCTAAAGATGCAAAGGAAGCCGAACTGTGGGCTGCGGAAAACAAACCATCTAATTCAGTTAAGATGCCTGACGGTAAATGGTACGGTATTAACTCGATTGGCCCTCAAAGTCTTGTGATGTTAGCTGGTTCTAAAGCACAAGAGGAAATGGCTAAAGGCGACAAAGGCAACCTTGGCACGTACGCGGCTGGAGTCGGTAAAGACCAACTAAGTCAAACATTCCTAGCTGGTGTACAAGGCCCACTTAATGCCTTAACTGACCCAGTGAGATACGGACAAAGTTACCTAGGTAGCCAAGCATCATCTGTAGTACCTAATATCATTAAAGATACCGCTAAGGCCTTTGATACTAAACAGCGAGAAAATAACTCTGTTGGTGACTACTTCCAGAACTCTATACCTGGTTGGCGCAATATGAACGTAGTTAAACGTGATGTCATGGGCAAAGAGATGCCACAAGAACCAACTGGCCCATCGGCATTTGTAGACCTATTCAACTCTAAGACTCCTAACAATGACCCAGTAATCCAAGAGTTAGACCGACTATATAACGTAGGGCAAGAAGCCACCCCATCAAAACTTAATAAGAATATGTCGGTATTAGGGCAAAAGTTCACTCTAACACCTACAGAACTAAACAATTTTGAAAAGACCACTGGTGAAAGTGTCTCCAACCAGTTCAGTTCAATTATGAATACACCTGAGTACCAGCAAGCAAGTGACGAAGCTAAGAAGAAAGTATTGGACAGCCTAGTTAGCGATATACGGAGTTCAGCCAAGATGGATGTTGCCAGTGGTGTCACACCAACTTCTACTGTAAGTACGACCTCCAAGATTGATTCCTCTAAA